ATCATCTTTGAATTGCCAAAAGAAATTGAAGGCTTTACTTCTATGACAAAGCAGCGTCGAGTTACTAGAAAGATTGATGAAGATGTTGCGTTTGAAATTATTGATGAACGCGGTTTACGCGATAAGTTGATAAAGACTGTAGAAGTAATTGATGAGGATGCACTGATGGCATCCCTTTACAGCGATGAACTTACTGAAGAAGAAGTTGACGAAATGTATCCGCAAACTGTTGTGTGGGCATTGGTGATGAACAAACGATGAATTCCTATACATTTGATTGCGGTGGATGCACTACGACTACTCTAACAATCACAACTGATATTGATTTGTCTTCAAAAAAAGAACGGCCAATCTGTCCATGTGGCTCTATTGTCCCAATGTTTTTACGTAAGGAATAACATGCCAGGATTAAGAGGAGAAGACGAGATTTATGAGGCCTTTAAAGACCTCGAATACATTCCTGGTTCAAAGAAGAAGCGTCGTGAACCAGACCCAAAAGTTTCTCGCCGTAAAAGCGGTGAGACTAATGGTTGGGATGAAAACCCAATCGTTAAAACATTAGGAGGCAAAGAAACAGAAGTCTTTACAATCGGTGCACTAGCACAAGCATTGGAAAAGACAATCGTCACTGTTCGTTTATGGGAACGCAAAGGATATATCCCACGTGCCCCGTATCGACTTAGGTCTAAGACTTTAAAAGGTCAAAAGACTGGAGGAAATCGGGTTTATACCCGCAATCTCATAGAGTCTGCAGTTGATGAGTTTTCTAAGCGAAACCTACTTGGCTCTGCTCGTGTAGAGTGGAGCCAACACGAAGACCTTACAGAGGCTTTATTAAAGCGCTGGAAGGAAATCACATCCACCGAGAGCCAATAGGCCTCATTACCTAGAAAGAAACAAATGCCAATTACAAAACCAGCAGTAAACGCTGATTCTTACTTAGATGAAGACAGCGAAACAGCAACACCTAAGGTTGGAACAACTGTGCAACAAGGCTGGGATGCCGTTGATGCACTTCTCAACACAGAGAACTCTGAATATCCAACCGACTTCCGTTTCTCTGAGGAACCACAACTTGTTAAGTTCCTAGAGGATTCACCATTTGCAACTTACGAACAGCACTGGATTGAGCGACCTAAGGGTAAGAAGTCCTTTGTATGTATGGGTGACGAGTGCCCGTTGTGCGAGATTCTTGGGGACAAGCCTCGTGGTAAGTTTGCATTTAACGTACTCGTACTCGCTGGAGAGACAGAGGGACTACAAATCCTTACTGCTCCTCCATCACTGGCTCGTCAGATTAAGAAAGCACATGACGATGAGCGCAAAGGGCCTCTTTCAAAAGAGTTCTGGGAGATTTCTCGACTAGGCACTGGCCCAACGACGCAGTACACCCTCAACTTCGTCCGTGGTCGTGACCTTGCCGAGGAGTGGAAACTTAACCCTGATACGGTTAATGAGTTAGTAGCATCCGCTGAACCTTATACAGCAGAAGTAATTCGAGAGACCCCTCGCTCTGAACTACTAGAGGTTGCTCGCTCAGTCGCTTAAGACGTTCCACAAGTAAGGGAGCCTGTTACTTAGGTTTCAGGCTCTCTTACTCTAACTAGAGGGATTATATGAACATTATTACAACCAAAAAACAATTAGACGACTTAGTTTCACACTATGAGCGCGTAGACGCTTTTGCATTTGACGTGGAAACAGTTGGAGAAAATCGAGTCCAACCCGTTGTTAACGACGTGCTGTGGATTTCTCTTGCAACAGAAGACAGGGTAGATGTAATACCGATGGGTCACCCTAATGGTGAGTTTTTGCATTGGGATAAAGAGTTGTTACTCAGTGGTCAACGTAAATTAGCCGCTGGTAAAGAGTTGAAGGACACAGACTACTCAAAAAACCAAACTAAGTGGACCCCAGTATTCGGTCCTGCTCCTGACCAGTTGTTGCCAGGTGATGTTTTCAAAGCACTTAAGCCTTTGTTTTTTAGTGACAAGTTAAAGATTGGTCACAATGTAAAGTTTGATTTAAAGTCTATTGCAAAGTATTACCGTGGCGTTGTACCCTCTAAACCATTCTTTGACACAATGATGGCTGGCTTTATTGTTAACAACCGAAACCGTGGTTACTTAGGGCTTGCTGACTGCGCAAAGAGAGAACTTGGAATTATTGTTGAAAAAGGTGTTGGCGCACAAGTAGAGGTTCACTCTTTTAGTGATGTAGCAAACTATTCAGGACTCGATGCTGATGCTACCTACAAACTCTACAAAGTTATGGCTCCTAAACTTGAGGGGGATTTGAGCCGAGTTTGGAACCTTGAAATGGACGTAATTGCTTCTTTATGCGATATGGAACTTGCTGGAGCAACTATCGATGTTGTAGAACTTACTAAGTTGAAGCATCGCCTTGAAAAAGACATAGACGTTGCTAAGGCCAAGGCTTGGAAGTTAGTAGGTACTCCATTTTCCATGAACTCTGTGCAGGAAAAGCAGAAGTTGTTGTTTTCTTCAAAAGAAGATGGCGGAAGAGGGATAAGGCCAAACCTCCGTATTAAAGTAGCGTTAACTACAAAAGGACAAGAGGTGGCTGCTACTGCTCCTCAAAACTTAGGAATCCAGCACTACTCTGTTTCATCTGATGCGTTGGAGTTCTACCGCAATAAAGACGAGTTGGTTGATGCAATTCTTGAGTACCAAGATTTAAATAAATTAATGACAACTTATGTAATGCCCTACTTAGGTGGCGAGATTACCCACACAGTAATGGGAAAGACAAAGATTGTAGAGAAGAAGTCACTTTTAATAAATCAAAAAGTGCACACAAATTTTAAATCGCATGGAGCAGAGACAGGTCGTTTCTCTAGCAGTGACCCAAATCTTCAGAACATCCCTAGTGGCGGAGAGTACGGGAAACTAATTCGAGATTTGTTTATCGCTCCACCTGGTCACAAATTGATTGTTGCTGACTACAGCCAGATTGAGCCTCGTATTATTGCAGCCTTTTCAGGTGACCCAATTATGGTTAAAAATTATGTAGATGGCGGGGACATATACACGACTATTGGTGACACGATGGGAGTAGACCGTAAGGCTGGAAAAGTTCTTGTTCTATCTATCGCTTATGGTGTTGGACCCGAGAAGATTGCTCAAAGCATTGGGTGTACTGTAAAAGATGCAAGAGACCTGTTAGACCGATTCAGTAAGCAGTTCAACGACATTGCAAAATATCGAGCACGAGTTATCCGTATGGCTTCCGCTCAGGCACCGACTCCGTTTGTATCTACCCTATTTGGACGACGTCGTTATATACCTGACTTAAAGAGCAGAGACCAGGGATTAAGGTCCAGAGCAGAACGTCAAGCGTTTAACACGGTAATTCAAGGGTCTGCAGCAGACATCATGAAACTGGCAATTGTAAGGGCACACTCTTGTTTTGTAGATGAGCCAGCAGCCAACGTCGTTTTGACTGTACACGACGAATTGGTTACTGTTGCTCGTGAAGATTTAGCAGAAGAGACCGCCGAAGCAATTCGTGTGTCGATGGAAGGTATTCACCTACCAGAGATTACATTTCCTCTTATTGCAGACGTAAAAATAGTAAACAAGTGGGGAGAGGCTAAATAGTGTTTAAAAAACAAGTAACTCCTTTAATAGAGGTTGTATCTACACTTGAAGGATTAGAGTTGGTTGAAGAAGTATTGCCAAAACCAGCAAACAAATTTATTCCAGAGTGGTGGAAGACCACTTCTTTAATAGAAACCGTAGTAACTAGTAAAGAGGTGACTGTAGGAAACGTAAAAAATTGTCCTTCATTTCCCGACTATTTTTCCGCAGGAATAGTCATTCCTATGTGGGCAGATAGTATTTTAAAATATGACAGAAATACAGAACAATATTCTTGGAGAACTTCTCATGAAAAATTTCGTTGGAGTAGTCACTCTAACCAACAGTTTTTATCCCACGTTCCTTTTAAACACTTAAATCAAAATGGCAATTTTATTTTTAAGTCAGACTGCCCATGGTATATTATAACCCCTCCTGGTTATTCAGTGCTTCAATTACCCTTGTTTTATCACTACACGAATGAGTTTACGGTGTTACCTGGAATTATAGATACTGATACACACCATGTTGTAAACCAACAAGTGTTGTTAACCTCAGAAAAAGACGAAATTTTTATTAAAAGAGGAACTCCTCTTGTTCAATATGTGCCATTTAAAAGAGAGCCTTTAAACTTAGAGGTTCGTTACCAAACAGAACAAGACAAAAAAAGATTTGAAAATTTTAGAATGCCTTTTTTTACTCAATTTTCTGGAAGTAAGCAGTATATTTCAAAAAGAAAAAAAGTTGAAAGGGATGGAAGATGAGTAATGCAAACTGGTGGGCAGATAAACTAGGACAACAAACACCCCCACAACAATCGCGTCCAACAAACATGCCTATGCCACCGTCTCAACAGCCTATGACTCAGTATGTTCCTTCACAGCCTTCTGCTCCTTTATCAAAGGCACAGAGTGCTGCACAGACACAGTCTTGTCCAAATTGTTCTTCTAACAACTACATGAGTGTTGCTGGCGCAAAGTTACGTTGCTATGACTGCGGGTATCCTCTTGAGCAATCTGGTAGTCGATACGGTTCTTTAACTGGAGCAAAAGTAGAGGGGACAACAAAGTCAGCCCGAGGAAACGATGTAACAAATAACTTTAACCCACAACAGATAGTTGGAAGGATTGATGGATGATAACTGATGAGGCAAAAAAGATTGTCGCACAACTTAATAAAAAGTTTGGTGATGGCGTTGTTGTGTTTGCTAATGATATTCGTTCTGACCTTGTTCCTAGGTTTACCAGCGGTTCTACAACTCTCGACTATGTCTTGGGCGGTGGATTTCCTGGAAATCAATGGAATGAATTAATTGGCGAACCGTCTCATGGAAAGACAGCAGTAGCCTTAAAAACTATCGCTGCTAATCAAGAGAAAGACCCAAACTTCACAACTGTTTGGGTTGCAGCAGAAGCATGGGTACCTGAATATGCTGAAATGTGTGGTGTCGATACCAGCAGAGTTATTGTCGTTGAGACTAGCGTTATGGAAGAAGCCTATGATGCAGTCATTGCTTTTGCTGAGTCTAAGTCTGTAGACGCAATTGTTATCGACTCTCTTCCAGCCTTATCACCTTCTCCTGAGTTAGAAAAGAATATGGACGAAGCAACTGTAGGAAGAGGAGCACTACTAACTAACAAGTTCTTTAGAGTTGTCGGTACTGCAATGAAAAGAAGCCTTGTTGAAGCAGAACGCCCAGTATTGGGTATTGTCATCAATCAGTACCGCATGAAGATTGGTGTAATGCACGGAGACCCTCGCACCACTCCTGGAGGTGAGGGAAAGAATTATGCATTTTTTACTCGGTGTGAAATCCGTCGAGATGAATGGATTGAACTTGGTTCAGGTAACAATAAGGTCCGAATTGGTCAACGAATCAAGGTTAGGACTCTTAAGAATAAAACGGCTCCCCCACAAAGAGTTGCATATTTTGACTTTTACTTTACAAATGGTGGCGCTTGCCTTCCTGGAGAGTATGACTTTGCTAAAGAAATCGCTGCTCTTGCAGTCGTCAAAGGGGTTATAGAGCGTAAGGGTGGATGGTATTACTACGGTGAAAGAAAATGGCAAGGCACTGAGTCTGTCATTGACAGTCTTCGCAGTGAATTGGATTTAAAAGAAGAGTTAGAAAAACTTGTTCTTGAATCTACAGACGCGATATCAGTAGGTTCCGATGACTGAGAAGGAGTTTTTTGTAAATGACCCAGAATGGGCAGAAGAGTTAGAACGAGGGGTAGAGACCTACACCGACATGTTATTCGAAGCCGTTTATTCTGAAGGAGCAGATGAAGAGGTCACTGAAACATTATCGGGAGAACCTTTTTGTGGCTGTAACAGGTGTTTTTGGAGAGAGACCTTGTTCTATATAGTTCCTAAGTTGCTTCACGGTTACGAGGAAGGCAAAATAGAACTTGAGGAGTAAAGGGCAAAAAGAGTCCCTGAAGCATGAGAAACGTCTTGCCAAAACCATTGGTGGAACACGTAATGCGGCGTCGGGTGCTCTTTGGGCAAGAAAGGGCGATGTGCGTTCAGACGACCTGCTGATTGAGCACAAGTGGACTGGAAAAAAACAATTCACTGTAAAGTCCGATGTTTTAAAAAAGAACGTTAGAGAGGCAATCCTTGAAGGAAGAATGCCAGTTTTAGGCATTCATCTCGATGGGGAAGATTACGTCATTCTTCTTGAGAATGATTTCCTAGAGATGCGAGACAAGACAAAGGATGCCTAACATATGGAAGAACCAGAGTACGCCTGGAGATATCAGGCTAAATGCTCAGGAGAAGATACTGACCTCTTTTATCCACCACGAGATAAGGAGCAGTACAAAGTCATTGCTGAAAAAGCAAAGGCTTTTTGTTTTGGTGAGAACGGAAAAACTCACTGTCCAGTTAAAAACGCATGTTTATGGGACGCAGTCTCTAGAGACGAGCCTCATGGAATTTGGGGAGGACTCTCTCATCGAGAAAGGAACGCTTTAG